TCCCTAAGCCGTTTCTCTTCTCTGTCTAGTTCTGCATCGGCCAGATCCTGCACTTCCGTTTTAGCAAGTCGGGCGTTGTCTCGGATATTCAAAAATGCCACGCCGATGGCGCCGAGTCCGGCGAGGATCGCCCCGCCGATCAGAAAAGGCTTAAATGCGATGTTTAGGGCTGCTGCTGCTACAGCTGCTTTTTTAAGATTAAGATACAGCAGGAATACACTCCCGGACAGGAGCGCCATAACCCCGCCTAGGGCGGTTATCTGCGTGATCGCTGACCTTAACTCGGGGTTCGTTTGGTTGAGCCACTTAAAAAAGTCTACGGCTGCATCGGCTAGTTTCAAATATCCCGGCAAAACATCAGCCGTAATTTGTCTCCCTATCCCCGCGAACCCCGCTTTGGTGGCGGTTAACTGGTCATCTAGCCGCTTTAATCCTTTGACTGTCTCTTCGTCCATGACATAGCCGAGATCGCGGGCCTCCTGTGTTAGTTTGCGGATCTCATCCCCGCCCATGCGGAGAAACGGGACGATATCCGCGCCGGAACGACCTAAAAGCTGCATGGCAATCGCCGACATTTCGGTTTCGTTGGTCATGTCTTTGAACCGGTCGGCGATATCAAGCAGGACGTCCACCGACGAGCGCAGGTTGCCATTAGCATCCTTGACATCAATCCCCAGGCTCTTAAAAGCCCGTTGCGCTTCGTTTGTTCCCTGGGTCGAGGTCAGCATGTTCCGGGACAGACGGTTGATGCTTTTAGCCAACTCTTCTAAACTCGCGTGTTCCTGGTCTGCTGCGTAGCCCAACTCCTGGACTTGTTCCCGGGTAAGTCCGGTCTGTTTGGCGAGCTTGTCGGCAGCGTTGGCGGCCTGAGTGGATTTTAAGACCATCGCGGTCATGCTGCCGACGATCACCGTTCCCATCATGACCATAGAGCGAGAGACTGCGCGGAGTTCTCCGTCGATGGACTTCAGGTCTTGCTTCAGACCCCGAGCCTCTTTTTTGACTTCGCCGAACGATTGTTTTAGATTGGATATGTCACCGAGTACGGCAACGGCCAGTCTGCCAATCACGCTCATCTTGTCACCACCCGTCCCGGTCCGTATATTTCGCGCATCTGTTCGCTGGGAGATTTCCCCTGCTTACCCTTTTCAGGCTTACCGAAAAACGCTTCGCCGAGCTTGTTGACCTGGAGGATTGCCTTGCGTTCTTCGAGTTCTAGAGCTTTTTCATGGAAAAACAATACCTGCTCGAACGAACAATGGTCAAGCAGGTATTCTAAACTGTAGCCGGTTAGGATTGATGTCCAGAGGAAAAGGCGGCCAAGGTCTACCGGCTCTGGTTTTCGTTTTCGTTTACTATTTCCTTGACCGCCTGGATCTTTTTTGCTGCTTCTTCTACCATCCCGGCGAGGTAGTCATTGAGCGGCTTCATGGCAAACTTGAGGAAGGCCATTAGCTCCTCGAAAGACAAGTTGTCGAGTATCCATTCTTTGGTGATCTCCGGGAAGGATGGTCGGCAGATTTTGATTGCTTTGTCGATCAGCGAAGCGAAAAGGGCGTCGTCTTCTTGTACTGTTTGTTCCTTCATAAACTGCTCTTCTTGCATGAGTTCCAAGATCACCCGGGATGGTGCGCGGGAAACGTCGATTTCTCTGATTCGTGGCGGGTAGTATCGCCGCAAAAAAGGCAGGTATTTAAAAAGCTTCGAGTTCGGCTTTTCTGAGATACGGATCAGCCTTTTCTTGGTGATGACTTTGTCAATGTTGCAGACCACTACTCCCGCTTCTTCTGAGATGTAAGGGGCTCTCTCTTCGCTCATTAGAGTACCCCCTGTTCGTCCACGATCTTAAAGAGTTGATCTTTGAGGCTTCGGGATTCGTCGCGTACTCCTTCTAGCCGGATCGGGGTGACGGCGGTGTTTTCGTCGCTGTAGTTTGGCAGGTTGATTCGGATGCCCTGGGAGTTGTATGCCTTGTAGACGGTGATTTCAAATTTTCTGTTTTGGGCATCGTAGTTGGTCAACCGGACAACATTGGGGCTGATTTCAGTGGCTCCGCCACTCGTCAAAGTTTTAGATGCAAGCGGGGTATAATTATAGGTGATCGTGATGGTTTGATCTTCTTCGGGGTCCGTATCCGGCTCAAAAATCAAGATTCCCCATTCGCCCTTATCGTTCCGGGTAATGATATAATGAGTATCAACCGTTAGAACTCCGCTTTCGGAGCCTTTGACCTCGCTGACCGTGATTTCCGACCCGTCGCCGTTTTGATGCTCAATCTTGATCAACTTATCGTATTCCCATTCCCCCGCGTTGAGAGTCTGTTTTGCGCCGGTTACCTGTACCCCGGTCTCTTTGGTGTAATTGTCAATTCCACCGCGAATGGTGTTGAGGTTTTCCAGTTCGATCTCCACTAGGTCCCCGGATACAACCGCAACATGAGAAGAGGGGACAATGGATCTGCTGATTTCGCCTACATTCCCGCCGATCCGCCGGATCTCTGTCCAGCTTTCCTCAAACACCACGTTTTCCATAGTGCCGAGGTCAACTAGATTCTGGTCGTCCGGGCCAACTTCAACTTTAGCCGAGCCGATCCTGATTGCGCCGGGATTCTGGACGGTCGTCATAGCTCTCATGGCTATTCCTCCTTAAATCTGATTTTAAAGTCTTGAGTCACACGAAAAAGACCCGTTGCCGGGTCTGGGAGTTCGTCTCCGCCTTCATAACTGATGTACTCGACCGGTACGCCGCCGGTGCCGCCGAGGATGCCTTGTTTGTCGGCTAGGGCATTGTAGCATAGCTTTGCCCGCGCTTTAACTTCGCTGTAGGTGTTGCCGTAGTGGTCGATCTGATAGCGTGGGTAAGGGTTTTTGAGCCGACGGGCCTCCGGAGAGTCGGAGATCATCCAAAAGACGGTATAGGGTGCGGTGACGTTTTCTGGTGCTTTGCCGCCGGGGTAGACTTTCGCATCCAAAACGGCTTTTAATGCTGTTGTGATTGCGCCTTCTATCTCCATATCATCACTCCCCGAATAATTCATCCTCAATAAATTTGGCTAGGTGCCCTTCTTGCAATCGTCCAGCTAGAGCCTGTTTGTAAGTTTCGGCAATTACCCGCTGGGCTTGCGGTCCGTCTTCGTCAAGAGCGGGGCGAAGGAAGGGTTGGGGTTTGACGAAGGAGCCTGTAAATTGCTCCCTTTCCCGCTTTGTTAATGCTTTGCGAGAAATCCGATGTCCTTTTTCGACGAAATATCCATAGTAGCCGTCGTATTTCTCTTTGCGCCCAACCGCCGGTCCGACAAGTCCCGTTATCTGCGCCGGGCTGCGTTGTCGTAGGATTTTGTACTTGATGGATTTTTTTAGTGTCCCAGGGGCGTGGGCATAACGTCCGGTTTGTCCTTTTGGGCTGACTGGACATCGCCTTTTCGCGCCGCGTTGAATTACCTGGCAACCTTTCCTTGTAGCGATGACGAGGGCTTTCTCGAAGTCTTTTTCCATTGCGTCGATGGCTTTTTCTAGATCCTCCAAGCCGCGCAGTTCTAGTCCGAGCATTTAAACCACTTCCTTGACGTTGATATATAGCCATTGTCTCTTCCCGTCAATGTCACGCGGCGGTCCGTCAAGGTCGAACACGCGCTCGCCCCAGACGATTTTATGCGACGATTTTATGCCTGTTCGGTAGCGGATCTTAAATTCCCCGGTCAATTCGGCGTTGGTTTGCCGCGCGGCGAAGAATTCCCGGCCTGATAGATCCCTGTAAGCTGCCCAGACTGTCGCCACGGTGTTCCATTCTTCGGGCGGTTTCAGCACCGGATCGCCGTAGTCTCCAGGACCGTAAGCGGGTTCCGCTATTTTGATTTTGTGACGCAGCGCGCTCATGTTACCACCGCCTGTTTTTCCTGCAGCGCCTTGGCGTGTAGTTGCCCAATCAGGTTCAAGATCCCTGCGTCCTTAGTTGCTCCGACCATGCCAGGGTCATCAAACCAGCGCCTTAAAAGCACCCGTGCAGCCATTTTTGCGTCCGGATCAATTTCTTCTTCTGCGCCCCAGTCTTTCCCGGTCGCGTTTTTAAGAAAGCCGTCAATGCCCGGCAATAGTATTTTTGTCACGTCACCGGGCATTTCTTCCGGGGAATCATATCCCAAAACATCGGCAGCTTCCTGCGTTGTGAGAATCATTTACACCACCACACTTACACGATGAGGTAAATGTCTACCGCGGTCCCGTCGAGGTCGCTGTGCAGATCAATAGTGTTATTTTCAAGATCATTCGCATCAACACTAACTGATGGGGCAGTAGTTTCTTTTGTGCCCCCTAGATACGCCGCCAATACTGTGTTATGGGTGAGAAAATACGGTAACCCCAACTTGTCGCCCCAGCCAACGGAAATTTTGGCATAAGGGACGCCGGGAGTTCCATCTGTAGAACCGCCGACAGTCATCCCTGTTGCGCCCGCGTTAACCGTGATCGCTAAAGTTTCATCATTCGCAGCCGGTTCATTCGCTGTCAGCGTAATTACCCCGGCCTCGTTACTCGCGGTAAATGCTGCTTTGATATCGTCATTATCATTGAGTTCCGTCACAATTGCCTCGGCGGTCTTGGTCACGTCGTCGTGGACGGCGGCGTCAAGGGTCACCGTTACCGGCACCGGAGCGGTAAAAGCTGCAGCTGTAACCGTAACTGTAATAGCTCCGTTGTTTACTGGGGCTTTTGTCACTGTGATGGTCTCAGTCTGTGCGGCGGGTGCGTGGTCCTGGATTGGCAGCTCGATTTTTGTAACGGTTTTAAACGCCAAATTCCCGTCTTTCGCTGTGGTGCCATTAGCTTGAATCTCTTCTGTGATCACCTTTCCGGCGAAGTTAGTTCCGGTGATTTTCACCTTTCCGGTAATTCCATCAACGTTCCCGTCAAT